CCGAAGTGTCTCACACTAACCTTGTTGGTCGCTTTCGAATATCGAAAAACTCGACCATCCCAACGGACTCTCCTTGTCCCTATAATACAATTCTGCGTGGCCGATTCTGCATGCAGATTTTGAATGGACGATTGGCCCACCAACAATCCTCCGTAAATCATGTCGTTGGTAATACCGTGCGCCATGGATTGCTGGAGAAGTCGCCCAATAGGCTGCGCTATGTCAGTGTCTATAGCAGATAAGTCTTGTTTAGCCATGTTTAGTCTCCCTACATATTAGGTTCAACAGTTCATTCTTAGTTACTTTTTCTGGCAACTCTATATCAAGCTGCTGTGCTACCTCTAAAAGTTCTCGCTTTTTCATAGTGCGACAGCTTTCCAAATCATATTGCGGCGTCGGCAAAGGTGTGCTCACGGAGTTCTCAGGGATATCGTCGGGCTTCCCACTAACATGCAGCAGCGGTATAGTCTTTAACGACCCGGCGAGCTCCGCATCGTTAGTCTCAATGATTCCGTCGCGCGCTATGAAGTAGTTTTTATCTTTGTACGGCAGCGTTCTTGAGTTACCATAATTACGGATAATAAACACCATGCACCTCGCTGAAAAACTAATTCTCCAATTTCTCGCACATAACGCAGGCGTTCACGTTCTCGATAGCTACATCAGCACGCAAAGAATAGAACCAGTAAGTAGCCTCGTCGGCGGCTTCTCTCTGCGATTCTATCTTTATGTCGCGTTGAATCCCTACAATCAAGTTGTCTTTGTGTGTCAACAGACAGTCGGCATAAGAGCCACCGCCGACTTTGCCGTCGGCGCCCATCGTTACGGGCATTAGAGGACAGTTCACGATCGGAACTTGACCGTATTGCAGCGCTCCTTTACCCAAGATGGCGTTATCACCTAGAATCGTGGAACGCGCCGCCAGCGCATCGATATAGTTCTGAGTCACCTGGTCCGAATTGAAGAATCGCAGGTTCGACAGTCCACCTTGTTTGTACTTAGCGGGAAGTACCTTGAGCATAGTACCATATTTGAACTCCCAATTATAGGGAGCGCTGGTGTTCTGCTCTGCTATCTTGCCGCCTAAACTAGTAATGTAGGCGTGGCAAGTCCAAACAACGGTGTTGTCTGCGACTGTCGTTCCTCTCGTTGTAGGCCATGTAGGTTCACTGGCACCGCTAGTCCCTGCAGTCGAGCATATGTAGCAGAAGCCTGTCTCATTACCAGAGGTGGGCTTCACTATGTCTCCAACAGAGTACGATGTGGAGGCCGCCCAGTCCGACTCAGTTCTGCCCGTCACCAGGGTTGCTGCGCCCGATACATCGTTATAGTAGGTGTCCGATGAAGTCTGACTGTTGCGAATCTGATATCTCCAGCCGTCCCAGAGAGAACGGATATCAGTCGACGCAAAACCTGCAAACCCGTGGGTATCTCCTATCCAATAGGCATCGTCGAGCTCGTTCGCTATCTTAGCAGCGACCATCTTCATAACATGGTCTACGAAACCTTGACCTTCTATGTTATCTTCGAGGTCGTCGTCAAAGATAGCGACACAGCCGCGCACTTTTTTACTTGTCAACGATATCTTATTGTGACTAAGCGTTTTCTTGTAATCCGACGAAGTGAAAGTATCTGCGGGGTACAACATGTTGGTCGAGCCTAGTCCCAACGCACGGATGTTTTTGGTTTCCTTGGACATCTTGACTATTCTGGCGTTGTTCTTCAAGACCGACTCATCTATCATATAATCAATGAAGCGATCGGCCTCTTCAGCTGCCAAAGTAATCGTAGGCAGGGACACCATCTTTTGTATTTGTTCTTTCTTGCTCATTAACTTCTTGTTCGTCAACATGAGTCATTCTCCTTCAATAGCAAACGAAGGCCACAACAGGTCGCCTTTATTCTCCGCACCACTGCTTTGTCCTTCTATACTCTGTCTCGTTCCCGTGTTCTTTTCGACGGTCTCCAGACGTTCGGTTAACGCTTTTATCGTCTTGGATATATTTGCTTCCTCTTGCGCTTTGTTTTCCTGTTTACCGTGGTCCTACTTGCTTACTACGGAGGTCAAAGCATCGATAGACTTCCTAAGGTCGTCGTCAGCGCTGACATTAGTATCGTCGGGCAACACTTCCTTGAGCGCTTCCATCGCCTTAACGGCGGCCTTGATCCGTTCCAAGGTGTCTTTGGAGAACTTCGCTCCGGCTTTTTCGACGTCTTTCTTCTCCGGATATCCGTAACCACTGGCATATTTGGCAAGTACGGCGAGCGCCTTGGTCAGATCAGCGGGTAAGTCGTCTTTGTATTTGTCAATCATCTTAAGTGCGCCCTTCAAAGCGTTAACGGCTTCGGTGCTCAGCTCCGCCTTGGTGAACACTTCCTCGTCGAAGTCATCTCCTATCAGGTCTTTCAATTGTTCCAATAGCTCGTCCATGTTTTCATTCCTTTTAGCTAGATAAAAAGTTTCAGTACTTTCGAAGCCGTCTTCTGTGGCGGTTACCTTGGAATAAGAGCAAGTGACAGCTTTCGTACCTTCCACATAGGAAAAGTAGAAGTCTCTAAGCTTGCCCAGCTCTTTCCCATCCAGCAGGATTCTAGTTCCCGCGACAGTACCGTCGGACTCAATAGACAGCTTCAACTTGTTTACTTTGTTCAGAGCCTTGGTGTCGGAACCTACCAAACGAGTTCCACATTCAGGACACTTGAGCTTGGCGCAAGGTTCGGACTTGCCTTCGCCGGTCCTGACATGCTCCATACTATAACCACACTCCGGGCAAATACAGTATTTGGCACCGCCGTCGCCTTGACGCGGTCCACCTACTCCGGCACCTTCTCCCCTTGCTTTGAAGAACAGAAAGGGGCTCTGATTGGCGGGCAAGTCTGCTAAAGAGACTTCCCTAACTTCCAAGTCTTTGAGTCTACGTTTTCTCATAGCAAGGGCTCCTAACTACTAGTCTTGATAAGCATTCTGCGCACAGCCTGCCATACTGTAGCCGGTCAGCTTGCCGGCCTTGATGTCTTGCCAGACATCCTGATCTTGTATACGAATCAGCAGCACCCAGGAGCCTTCTCTAACCGCGCGGTTCTCGATCACCAAATCATTAGGAGCTATATAATTCTCTAATACTTTGGCCTTAATGGGTCGACCTTTATGGTTGACTTTGAAAACCGGACCTCTCTCCATAAACTGGTGCGCGGCTTTTCTTATTTCGTTCGCGCTGGCGGAGTCTCCTTGGGCATCCACCACATCGGGCTCATAGACAATACCGCAGACAATATGCTCATCTTCTGCCTTACTAAGCGGCAGTAGCGTTAATCGCTTTTCGAAAGTATCGGTCGTCATCTTCATTGTCACGCCGGACGATACCACATCTTCAGTCGTTTGTAAAGAGGTTTTGTGCGCCTCTTTTAGATACGATATCATCCAAACGCGTTCGCCATCCACAGGCACGTATGCCACCAGGTAGACACCTTCAGGCAAGAGCTTGCCGCCTTTTATATCTAATTTCTTCGCATGCTTGTCCGCGAGCACTACTTCAAAAGTAAACTCGTCCAATATAAGCATAGCTCCGTATTTGTGAGCCGTAGCTCCCACTTCCCCAGGAGGGAAAATCTCCAGCTCGCCCTTGCCTACACGCATCCAAGAAACCGGGCCACGGATTGTTTCCGCCTCGGGAGCTTCGACACGCGGGACTTTCCAGCCAAAACGCAGTTTGCTTCCCTCCGCCAGTTTTTTGAGCTTATCGAGACCGGACAAGTTGCCTATCATGATCTCTCCGCCTTCAAAATATGTATCTCCTCGACGCACCAAGCGCAAATCGAGGTGCGCCCCTTGTTCTCCTAAGGCACCTTTAAGCAGCAGTTTGAGCTTTGCTGCATTGTGTCGAGCAGCGTAGGCCTCTGCCGAAATTTCTCTGAGTGCAGCTATCTTGTCCTCCTCAATTCCCATTATGTGCAATTGTAAGACGCCTTTGCCGACATCACCAAGTTCGTAGTCGATATTGCCTTCCACCTCCTTTACTAGGGGGCTCTCTTGTTGCGCGATATATTTCTCAACGGAAGCTTTTTGCCCTCTTTGCAACACGTTCGCCCTGCGCGCAATGTCCACAACCTGTGCCGCACTATAAGGTTCGGGGCGTCCCTCATCTACGTCCAACACACGCGGTCCCAACCACTGCAAAAGGTCGTCGTCTTCATTGAGAATAATTTCTTCAACTCCTACAGTGAGTATATCTCCGACGCTTGCCTTTATACTGGTGTTGAACGTCTTACCTAAATTTATATACTCTTGCCCTTTATACTCGGTAATGTTTCTAAACTTGGAAGGTCCCGCCAAGAGACCAC